TTCGCCGGGCTGTTCCAGGTCGCGGCTGATCAACCGCTTCGTGTCTACGCCAATCTCCTTGATCAGCAGCAGCGCCATGCTGAACTGATGACGCAGCGTGTTTTCGTCGGTATTGATCGTCACCTGCCGGGCGATGCTGTCCAGCGCGCCCTGGTATTTGTCCAGACGGGTTACAATCTCCGTGTAGCGCGTCGTGGCGGTATCCCGGTCTTGCTGCGCCTCACTGTCGCGGCGAACAACCACCTCGTGCATCTTGTCCGCGCGCTCCATGAGTTCCTTGACCAGCGCCGCCGCCCCACTGGTCGCTTTCGCCCCGTCTTCGAGCGTCTGGCGAAATGGCTCAAACATCTGAGCAATCGTCGTCGCCAAAGACACCAACCCTTTGTTTACAGCTGATTCATCGCGCTTTTCTTCGCGCTCGTTTTTGATTTTCGCCATCTCAACCCGCATACGGTTGTTTTCGCGCTGGTTAAAGAACGTGATGATCGCGCCGACGACGCCGGAGGTGATTAAAGGCACGACAATATTTAGTACGATGGTTGTTTGATCCATGTTTCCCCACTTCCGGGGCCGCCTATGTTATACTGTTCACAAGCGCCTGCTGCGCGTCGGCCCTTCATGCCCGCGCGGTGGGCGCTTAAACGCTTTCCACTGTGAACGCGCCAAACCTCGGATACGCCTCGTAGATGGCGTCCGTTGACCAGTTTGCCATCGTGACCACGACATTCGAGCCGTTGTAGACAAAATTCAGGCTCTCCGCCGCGTTCAGCGCGTTTTGCAGCTTGTACGTGTTCCCCTCAACCAGCGTGGTTAGACTTGACAGGTCTACCGTGACCGTCGCGCCGCCGGACCAATTGCTGATCACGATCCAGCCCCACTTGATACCCGCAAGATCGGCGTTTTCGGCCTCGGCAACCAGCACCTCGTTAACGGTTGGCGCGGTTTCGTCGCTGGCCGCGTCTACGCTTGACGCCGCTTTCCATGCCGCCAGCGTGTTGTAGTCCGTGCCAACCCAGTTCCATTTGGTCGGATTGTTGATGTAGTGATTATTGTCGGCGACGAAACCCGCTTCGTTGCCCGTGTCTACGGTGACGGCGGTATCGCCGCCGTCTATCGTATTCCCCGTAAATTCGATGGCGCTTGAGAAGATACCGTTGCGCGCCACGAAAAAGCTCGGTGAGACTCGATGGTAGATGTAGTTGCCGCGAAAATAGATTCCGACAGACGCCTTGCAATAAATCTGCCCGAAGACGGCAATATTCTTCTCCGCGCCGCCGTGATCATCCGGGGCGGCCAGCGCGTTAATCTTTTTCATGATCAGGCTGTAGTAGCCCTGTTCATTGATCAGCATATTGGCATAGGCCCAGGCGTGTGTGATTTCTTCGAGTTCCAGCGTGTACGAGCCGCCCACGCGCTGAATAAAACAGTTATACTCGACCCGGATGTTGTCCCCTGTCAGGGATCGGGAAGACACCACACTCAGGCCATGCGCGATACACATACGTATTTTTCCGCTGGCCCCTGAAACCGTAAAGTTCCAGGTTGGCGTGGCTGTCGCGTTGGTGTAATTCTTACAGCCTTCAATCAGGGCGCTGCCCCCGGTCAAATTGATATTCGCGCTGACGTTGTTGTACACCAGGCAGTAGAGCGCTTTGCTCCCGGTTCCACTGCTCACCAGACCAGGCCCGCCGTTGTTGTAGATGCGGGAGTCGTTCACGATCAGGGCGCCGGCGATATTTCCGTTAACGCCATTCGAGCCGTTGGCATAGATGTCACTGTCGGCGATGGTCAATGGTCCGCCGGAATTATGGATGATCCCCATGTTCCCGTTGTTGTACACCGACCAACCGCTCACCGAATGTCCGCCAACGGGACAGTTGACTCGCACGCCGATCCCGGCGTTGTGGTGCGAAACCAAAAATCCGGTTAACGTCCAGTGAGCCTGGATCAAGAGCGTGTCCGTCGCCGTCATCAGGTTATTGTCAAGGGTGACATTGTTGAGCGTAAAGACTTCGGTTGTCCCGGCTAAGATGGTGGTCGTACCAACCGCAAACTCGGTGAACCGATCTCCGGTGCTCGTTACCGTCGAGCCGTTCGCGGGGGACAATCCCGTTTTACACTTTCTGAATACGTTGTTCGAGCTGGTCAATAACCTTGTCGAACCGTTAGACTTCAGCCCCACGCTGCTAAACAATGTGCCCATGTGATATTCGATGACGCAGTTCGAGACGACAGCAGGTGTGACCGTCGCATTGGAGTTTACAGCGACTCTTGCAGCGTGCCGGACAGTGCAGCCGACCAACTGTGAGCTATTGCCCAGGTAAACAAACTCGGTCTGCGCCGTCGTGCCGTCGATCCGGCTAACCGCCTCAATCGTATTCCCCGCCGGGTCTTTATCAACGCCGCTCATGTTGATATAGAGCTTGTCGGCGGCGAAATCGGCATAAAACCCTTCGGCGGCGGCGTCCAGCGTAGCGAGATCGGCCCGTGACGTGAGGGAGGTCACGGTATCCTGATACACCGCTTCCACTACCGTCACCGTCGCGCCAATCGCCGACTCGTAGACATTCGTGTAGCCGCCTGTCTTGACCCACGATGACAGCAGCGTGGCGCGGCTCAACACAGGGACATCACTATTGTATCCCCTGATCTTGACGTTATCGGGAACATTTAGATAAGCCGTGTGCCTGTAAATGGCGTTGTTGCCCATCACCCCAATCGTTTTACGGGTAAGGTCGGCTCCCGCAGCCGCCAGCGCTGCGCCGATGGTCAGCTTGGGCGTGTCTTTGCTCAACCCGTCGGCGGCATCCGAACCCGTTAGGGACACAAACCACTCAATGCCATAGGTAAACGACAGCGCATCCGATGCAGCACCAAGATTGCTGGATAAGTCCGTGTAACTCCCCGCCGGAATCTGCGCGCTGAACGTGCCCCCTGCAATCGCAGTGAGCACGAAAGTATAAACTTTCGCTGAAACTGCCGTCCACTCGGACAGCAAGCAATTGATCAACGTGATATCGCCCGCCGCGAGTCCCGTAATGTCCTCACTGGCGGTTGCCGTCACGAGCACGGTGTCATAGACCGTGCCGCTGGACGGAGACGACAGCGCGATAGTCGGCGGTGCGGAATCGCCGCCAGGATCAAGGCCGGGCAGTTCAAAAAACCAATCGAATACGCTCATGCTAGTTCCCCGTTATCCACCATTCCGCGCCATCACACACCATCGTCAGCACGTCGTACTGGCTCAGCGCCTGGGTCGTGCTGTCGTCAATCGTTTCGCTGGCATTGCCGTCAATCGTCATCGTGTTCCCGCTCGCGTCTATGCGCTTAATCGTCAGTTCCAACCCCGTGCTGCTGGCAGCCGCGGGCAAGGTGATCGTCACATTGCCGCTGGCCGCATCGACGATGATCACGTCGTCCGCGCTGGTGGCGGTGTAATTCGCCGTTTTCGTGAGCACGCCGCGCCGTTTGCCCACCGACGGCCCGCCCGATGCATACAGGCGCAGATCGCAGAAGTTCGCGAAGTTATTGATCGTCGTTTGCCCGTTTTTGAGCTTGATCCCCGCCAGCGGAATCCGGCCTGAGAAGTCAATGCCGCTGGTGTCCGCCGGGCGCAGCGGAACGGCCAGCGCATATTCACTCCCGGTCTTTGCTGCCGCCGCGTTCGTTACGGGATTCACGCCGATGATCACCCAGGCCTGTTTGCTGGCCGTCGCCGGGCGATAGCTGGTCAGGTCGAGCGAGCCGCCCGGCCAGTATTTCAGCACGCCGCCATATTCGTAGGCGAACGGCTCGATATACACCAGCAGCCCAAACACGCCCGCGACCTTGTGGCAGTGCACCAGGCCGGGCATAAAGCGCAGCCCTTCCACCAGGTCTTCAAGGCCCGACCCCAGGTTGTGATGGTGCGGCCCTACTCCGGTGGATTCCGCCGCGCCGCCCTCGTAGTAGTTATCCAGTTGAGCGTAATCCACGCCCACGATGGTCAGCACGCCTGTCTCGTTCATGGTCATCAGCACGGGCAGATCGGGCCGCGCCTCCACCTTGCCGTTGTAAGCGACGACAACCCCGCCCGCGCCATCGTCATAGCGCGCCCGCACGTAGACAAAGCCGGGCTGCCCGTTCACCTGGATCGTATAGGTGCCGTCGTCGTTTTTGTCGCCGATCAGTCCTGAAAGAGTAACCGGACGGCTGCGGCGGCGGACGGCTCTCGTAAAGGCGCGCGTTAGATCATTCATGCCTCATCCCCCGCACAGTCCGACAAAGTTGTTTGACCCGATAGCCAAACTCCCCGTTCTGTCATCAAAATTGCCGCCGAAATCTTGGGAATATTGGATTTTTTGACCGCCGGGCGTCTCTCCCAAAAAATAGAGAATCTCGTTATTGTCACCCGCCAGCGCTACACGCCCTACATAGTCTTCAGCTACCAATGTCCAGGTCGTACCCGCATCTTTGCTGACATATAACCCGGACTCAACCGCATCTTGCCCAAGCAGAGACGCGGCCATGTACTGCCTGTTCTCCGCCGACGATACGATAAACCAGCGTGAGGCCGTTGGTGTTCTCGCATCCTCGAAGATCATGTCTGCATTTCTGTAAATTTTCCCGTCTACCCCCACGCCGTAGTCTCGCCAACCGTAATAAACGAGGTTGTCAGCGGCGTTATCATGCCAGGGGACATGGACCTCATTGGCAAGTGATTCTCCCAACGTCATAGCCGGACCGTTGGACCCGGTTAATTCTGCCCAGGTTGCGCCGTAGTCAGAACTGACATATCCCTTACAAGTCGGGGGGTTGCCCGTCGTTTTGACCGCCGTCGTGTAAATCCGTCCGGCGATATGGCTGGACACGTAACAGCCGGGCGTCATGATATTCCAGCCGCCCTCTGGTGCACCGCCCCACGATCCGGAGTGATACCCGGCAGTCACTTGGACCTCAGTCCAATTGACTCCATCGGTGGTGTAGGCGGCCCACACGCCGGGATAAGTGGCATGATTTTTATAATACGAACAACACGCCACATGATTTTGAACGCCGAAGCTGGCGTCGGCGCTGCGGCGGCCCCCATGAATGTTGCCTGATACGTATGAAAAAACAGTCGCCGCGTTAAACGTATGCTGCGCGGTCAATCCGACGGTCCCGAATATGTCCGTAATGCGATATATTTTTTCTGTCGTAAACAGCCAGCCGTTGACGGTTGTCCCCGTTCCGAGATAGAGCGGCGAAAAAGCATCCACCACAAATTGAACAATCGCGCCGTCCACGCTCAGGAGTTGCCGAGTCCAAGCCGGACCGCCCGACGCCGACGGGACGCTAAAATCTGTCGTGATATTCAGGTAGTTGTCGGTAGAAAATACCGCCAGCTTTTTAACCCCCCGGTGCAGCCAGAGCGATCCCAGTCCGGTAATATCCGTATACGGCCAGGGTGTCCAGTCGGTAATCGGCGGCGTGACGGGGACAACGGTCCCCGTCTTTGGAACGAACGTCTGCGCGGGTGTGCCGACCTGTTCCCGTTCCAAGCGCAACCGGACCACCTTCGTCATGTTGGCGTTATCGTGTTCAACCAGCACCTCAACGGGTAGAAATCGCTCGTCGGTGAGTGCCAACCCGCGCTGCGCGGCGGTGTCGGCGCTGACCGTCATTCTCACCCAGGTCAGCGCCGCCGGGTCTATGCCAATGTCCCCGCCATGCGCCAGCGGCACTTCCCATAACCCCTCTGGCGCGTTCACACGAGTATAGGCATGGCCCGCCCCGTTATTGAGGACATCTTGTGACTGCACCAGCATCTCGCCCTGGTTGTTGGCCGTCGCGCCCTGACCCGGCGCTTCCCCCGGCGCGACACAGAAGACCGACCTGATCTTGAGCGTGCTGCTGTCGGCCTCAGATGTGCCCGCCACGATTGCGCTGCCCCAATTCCAATGGACGCGCGGCGCGCGCTGGTGGGTGTACGTTGGTTCGCCTGCCCAGTCTGTTTCGTCAATGTCGGTGATGACCGTTGCCGTGCGATCTCCCGTGTCTTGCAGTTGCGGATCGGCTTTTATCGCCAACTGGCCGAATTTATTGCAGGTCAACAGGTACACCCCGTCCATCGCCCGCGCGCGGGTGGACGCCTGCTCCCACAGCGATTCGCCGGGGGATACCAGCCGCGAAAAGCCATAGGTATCAAGCGTTCCCGACCACGTAAAGTCAGCCACTTCAAGCGCCGTGCTGTGCCAGTACAGCAGATAATGCACGTAGCGATCCAGGTTGGCACTGGCAAGCTGCGTCCATTTCGACGGCGATGCATCGCGCTCCACCACCTGCGGGAAGCCGGGCAGTTGCGCCAGCCGCCCGCCGATGTCCAATGCCGCCAGCGAGACGGACGGGATCGGACCGCTGGGATCAATCGTCAGGCGTGCGGTATCCGTGTCATGCCAACCGATGAATTTGACATGCTCCCGGTCCGCTACGCCCGCCAGCGATCCCGCCACGCCGTTATAGACTTCCTCTTCCCAATACATGACGAGCGTGCCGTCCGGGTAGGTCGTTTCGGGGATCGCCTCGTGAATAACAAACTCTATGCGCTGGCCCGCCGGGGTGAGGGTATGGCTGGTCACTTCAAAATTGCTGATGTAGTTGCGCGTCGTGGCAGAGAGGAGATCAAACTCATAGACGTTGAGTTCGAGAATATCGCCATTGTTGGCCGTTATGTTAAGCCGCCATTCTGTTGCGGTGATCGGGGCAGACAATGTATAGGCGTGAAGCACGCCCGCACTCTGGTTTGTTTGGGTATCTGCGATGATCCAGTTAACGCCCACTTTATATTCAAGGGTCCAATCACGAACGGCCCCAGTGCCAATGCCATACACCCGATAGCCCCCCACAGCTGCGGGTCCACTCAACGCAACGGCTAACCATTCCGTTTCGGCAGGGGAACTCTCCCAGTGTGTCGCATTGCTATTGTCGAAAGCGTTGTCAGGGAGAGAGCCGGGGTCGGTAAACGACGCGCTGAACGTCGCTCCCGCGTAACTTAATTCTGTTCCGGCCCCGGTGTCCACTGCCGCGAAGATGGGAATACGGCAGGTGTGGGTTTTGCTGTTATCGTCGGTGACCGTTAGGGATACCCAACGGAAGCCCGCCGGAAAAGTCACGTTGCTTACGACGGACGTGCTGGCTGTGCCGGGCGTGCCGTCGCCAAAGTCCCAGGCGTAGGTGGTCAGTGCTGCACCGGGGGCGGTAGCAAATGAATTGGCTGCTGTGAAGTCAACGGTAATCAGGCCCGTGCTGGCGTTCACAAACCCCGCGTAACCCGGCCCACCGTTCGCTACCGGGGGCGCTGGCGTGCCGTCGGCGATTACCGTGTCGAAATCCTTGTACATCACGCCCGCTTGCGTAATGCGCGGAATTTTGGCCCAGGCGCGGTAATCGTCTAAGACGGTGATATACAAATCGTCGGACAGGTCTAACTCACCATCCCGAATCCCCCGACTCGACCAACCCACATAGAGCAGGCTGCTCGTGGCGGCCTTACGCACGCGCTGCCGCCCCCGATCATCCGCGCCCGCCGCTGTGCCGAACAACACCGTCATACCGGGTACGATGTCCCCGTATGCGCCCGTTGTTACCCCGTCGAACGTCACCTGTGCCAGCGGGTAAGTGAAGCTGGCCTGGTTGACGCGCGCCGCGAAGACGGTGGCGGGGGCCAGCAGGTGCAGGAATCTCATGACGTGGTAGGGATGATCGCGCCAGGTGGCGGGCATTAGGTACTCTCCAATTGGCGGTACAAGAACCGGACTCCGCGAAACAGCCCGTCCCGAAACTCGGCGTCTTCGCCCTTGCGGTGCAGCACGATGGCGTTGTAATTGGCGTAGGTCGAGCGATCATGTGCGATGGTGCTGATCGTCACGTTGGCGCTCACGCTGTCCGGGGCAGTCGTCAGGCCATTCTCGGTGAGCTTCGTCGCATACTGCGCCGCCGTCAGAATGTCGTATTCCCACACCGTAAACGGCGCGCCGTCCGCATACGTCACGCCGCTGGCCGCCGTGACGTGCACCGGGTATTGAATCCCCAGCGGGCAGACAGGCTCCGGGTCTGTCGTGACAAATCCGGCCTCGTTATCGTGTCCCACCGCTACCTGATAAGCCATCTCACCCCATCGCCTCGAATTGGTCCGTCATCGCGTGTTCAACACCCCGTTTAATCAAGGCGATCAGGTCCCGGTCCGAGCGCCCGCCGATATTGCCCAACTGGATCACGGGGTTAATATCGCCGTGCCAGGTGATGCCCCGGCTCATCATCGCGCGCGTTTCGGCCGCCGAGTACACCCGCGCGGGCTGCATAAACCGCACGTATTCCGGCCCGCGCTCACCGACGATCACATCGCGGCCTACCGGGGGTATTCCGCCGCCCGCATACGCCGGGCGATAACCCCCTCCGCCATAAATGGGCGCGCTGTACGTCGGCGCGCCGACGGCAGGCGATGGCGGGGTGACACTCGCCAATAACGACATACCTGCGTCCCAGGCGGCCCGGATATTGGCAAACCCGGTCACGGTCATCCCGTACAAGGTGCTGTAATGCGTGCCCGTTTCGGTTTCGACGACGCCGTAATGCTGCTGACGCCGCTGATCTTCAATCTGCCAATCCTGCTGTTGGCGCTGCTGTTGGATCTGGTACTCCTGCTGCTCCCGGCTGAGTTCGAGCCAGAACTGGCGCTCTTTTTCAGCCCGCTCGCGGGCGTGCTGCGCGTCCAGGTCACGCAGCGCCTGTGCTCCCGCCTTGAGTTTGCTGCTGCGTTCGCGCTCGATCTGCTTGAGCGTGTCCTTAAATTCTTCCTGGCGCTGGCGCTCGGATTCCTTGTACTGCTCGTTTTCCTCGCGGAGCTGCTCTTCGCCGCGCCGTTGAGCCGCGTCTACGCCAATGGCATCCAGCCGGGCAGCGGCAATATCCGTCTGTGTGCTGCGCTGGATGTCCTGAATGCGCTTCTGGTGATCGCGGGAAGCGCGCTGCGCTTCCTGGTTGTATTCGTCAAGCGCGGCCAGGCGCTCTTGATTGGTCTCGTCTTTCGCCGCGCGCATGTCGTCCAGGATGTCCTGGCGATCCTCAAAATATTTCTGGTCGAGCTGCGCCAGGTCGTCGTAGTGATCGGCGATCTTGTCGGTGCGCTCGCGGGAATAATCCTCCTCTGCGCGCGCCACATCCAGCGCGCGGTCGGCGTCTACCCGCGCCTGCTCCTCCTGGTATTCTTGCAAGCGAAGTTGGCCCGCGTCAACCGAATCGGCCAGCCCGCTCACCGAACCCGTCAATGCCTCGGTGCCCTGCCGTGCCATTTGTTGGACCTTTTCGAGCAATTCCAGGGCTTTGACCTGCTGTTCGTGCGCCTCGACTGCCGGGGCGATGGTATTGGTCAGGCGGCTGCTTTCCTCTTCAAGTAAAGAGATCGTGTTGCGCACACCCGCCAGTTTTTGCCCGGCCTCATCCGAGGTGGCGATCAAGGGTTCAAGTTCAGTAGCCAACTCACGATAAGCCTCTAGCTCGTTTGTGATCTGTTCCTGGCGAATCCTGACTTGATCGCTGCTGCCTATGCGGATCAATTCCGCCGTCTGAATTTCTGCCTGTGCCTCGCGTTCCAGGGCCGCAATACGGTCTTTTGTGATCTGCTCCTCAAAGGCGCGCTGATCATTCATTGCCGTCGCACCTTCAACCCGCGCCCGTGCCAGCAAATTGAACTCGGATCGTTCTGCCGTTAAGGACGCGCTGACCTCGTTAATGGCTTTATCCAGATCGTCCAGGCCGTAATCGAGCAATCCCAACGCATCCAGTGCACGCACCGAACCCTCGGCGAAAGTTTCCAACGCACCGCGATCATTGATGTCGACGCCCGCCAGCACCGCGCTTTTCAGCCCATTCAGGTCTTCGAGCAGTTGCGAATTAAGGCGCTGGCGGTCGAGATTCTCCGCAGTACGCGCCGATAGATCATCTGAGGTTGCTTTGCCGATGAAGTCATAATACTGGCGCAGTGCGGTAATCTGTCCGCCGACCGCCTGCTGCGCAGCGTTGGCCGACGCGGCGATCTCGTCAAATGTATCTTTACCAACGAGGATGGCGGCTGCCATAGCCCCCAGTGCCACCGTCGCCGCGACAGTCCCGGTGGTTGTCAACCCCAGGCTGCCGATCAGTCCCGGTAACTCGCCCTTGAGCGCTTTCGCTGCGTCTGCCGCATCAAAAATATCATCCGCCAGCCGCAGTGCCCCGGATACGGGCTGCAACCCCACGCTCCCCGCCAGATTCGCCAATCGTGTCGCCTGTAACCCGGCATTGAACGATCTGCCCTGCTGCCGCGCGGTATCGGCGGGTTGTATCTGGACCTTTTTGGACTCGCGCGCCAACTGCTTGACGGCCTGCGTCGCATCGGTTACGTCGCGCTCGAACTTGACCGCCTCCTGGCGCGCCTCATTCAACGACTCGCCGAGATCAGCCGCGCCGCTGCCGGCGTCCAACTGCCGGGCGGTTTTTTTCAAATCTTGCAGGCCCGCCCGAATAGACGCGATCTCACGTTGCAGCCGCCGCGTGGCCGCCGTGTCGACGTCAAAGCGCACAATCTCTTGCAAGACTTCTTCGGGCATGGTTAGTCTTTCTTAACTTCTTTCTCGTTGATCAGTACCCGTGTGAGGTAAATCGCCTCGCACGTTTCCATGTCATCCCACCATTGCGACGGCTGATCCAAAAATCCGCCCGCCGTCAGCAAGATGCCGTGATCCCGGTAGGCTTCCCAACTGCGCAGCACGTCGTCATCCGACAGCCCCGGCGTGGTAAAGCCGTAAAACAACCAGTCTTGCGGCTTACGCCCATCCAGATTGAGAAACGCCCGCGCCCGGCGGTCCAGGCGCTCAACAATCTGCTCCTGGTGCTTGCTGCGGGCCTGGATTAGTTTGGGTCGTGTTCTTCCTCTGCCGTCAACGCCTGATCGGGCTTTTCCACCGGATGATCACGCCGGACGAGCGCGTTTACGGCCCGAACCGCCGTGTAGAATTCCGAGTCATGCACCAGGTCGGCGAACCCCAGGTAACACTGCTCAAACTTCTTTTCGTCGGCCTGTTCGTCCACCGGATGCCACTCCGTGCCGCTCACCCCGCCGATGTGCGCCAGCAGCCAGCAGAAGTCCGAGCGCAGTGACCGGTCCGCCTGGCCATCAGAAGCAAACTTGGCATCCATGCGCCTGAAGCGGATCGTGTGGCGCATGGTGTCCTTCAGCGTCACAGTGATGGTCTTGCCGTCCAGTGTCTTGATCTCGTGTTCCACTTCAAACATCGTTTGTCCTTTGGGATGAGGCTGGCGTTTAACCTGACGCCAGCCCGAACGTTAATTCCAACCGTACAGCGCCACGACTTTGGCATTGCTGGCCGGGGCTGTCCCCAGGACCAGTACGTCCGGCGTGCCCGCTGTGATTCCGAACTCGCCCGCTCCCGGAGCGCCTGTAACCCAGGTCTGCGCCGTGCCGTTCACAAACACGACAATGTTATCCGCCGAGTCTTCGGCGATATTCTTGTCGAGGTTGAACGAGGTTTCCGTGTTGTTCCCGGTCCACCGTTGCAGGATCGGGCGATACGGCCAGGTGAAGTCCACGTAGGCCGCTTTGGTGTCGCCCTCGTCGGCATCGCTGAAAGCGTGCCCCCAGGGGAACGCCGTCGCGTAGTTGGACACCAGCGCGTATTCGTATTCCGACAGCGCCTCGTCGTTAAAGGCTGTGCGCCCCTTCGGGAAGATGTTGGTCTTCAGGATGATCCGCGCTTCCCACAGCCCCGAACCCTCGCTGGCGCTCTCCTGGCTCTTGCCCTGCGAAAACGCGAGCAGCACCAGGTCGGCGTAGGTCGGGTTATACGCCTGGCCCAGCACGAACTTCCCGCCGCCCAGCGTCAGGACGGCAAGCGCCTGACACAGCGCGTAGAAGTCATAGTCCGAGGCCCCAAAAATCATGTTGGATTCGGGCAGTTCCGTCGGGCGGTGAATGAACCGCGCGAGCGCGCCCGCGTCGCCGCGCTGCGTGGGGCGATCCGGGTCCACCGGCGCAAAGGGGAAGTTCTTGATCCCCAGGAGCTGCGCCATGGCCGACCCGGCCTGGTTCCCGGCGGCGGGCGCGCTGGCCGTGCTGCCCACCAGGTAGCCACTGCTGTCTACCACGCCGTAGTACAGCCCTTCGGCGTACCCGCCCACAATCTTGCTGACTGCTGTTGCCATACTGGTTATTCCTCTCTGCTATGCCGGGGTGATGTACTCATCCGTTTCGGTGAAAAACTCAATCACGGTCCCGACATAATCCACTTTGTTATAGGTGATCGGCTGCACGCCATTGTCTCCACCCTGGTGCAGACGAAGCTCGAACGTTTTGCCGTCGGCGCAGCGCACCACCGGGTAGGCTTTCAACCGGGCCGGAACGCTGGTCAGAAAGGGCTTGACTTCGCTTTCGGCTTGAAACTCGCGCCCCAGGACGGCTTTTTTGACGATCACAATCGCCCGCCAGCGCCGCACGGTCCGCAGACTTTTTGCGCCCCGCACGGTTTCGTTGTACGTCGCTGCGCCGGGCGAGGTGATCACGCACGGCAGCATCCGGTCTTGCAGGGCGTCAGGGAAGTCCGGGAAGTACTTGATGATCCCCGATACACCCGTGAAGATCGGCGCGAGCGCCGTTTCCATCGCGTCAATCGTGATCGTCACCGGACTCTCACCCTGGCGTACTGGTCCATTGCCTGCCGGATATGCACGGGCACGTCGCCGGAGATGACCTTCGTGCCGTCCATCAGCAATTGGATCGAGTCGCCCGCTGTACCCCGGTTGCGATACAGCCAGGCTGTCAGCGCAATACAAATCTGCTCGATGTTGCGCATGGGCGCGAAGCTGCCGATCGCGGTGCTCTTGGCGTGCGTCGCAGCGGTGGTGCCGTTGACACCGCGCAAGACGGTCAGCGCATTCGTACTGGTGTTTACCGCGACCACCTTCAGGTATTCGCTCTCGATCTTGAGCAACATCCCGGTCTGAAAGCGCGTGCGATAGCGCGCGTCTTTGCCGTCGGCGTCCGTCACGGTGATGCTCTGGACACTGGCGTTGATCCCGCCCGTATCCTGCACCACGTCGCCCGTGCTGACCCACGCGCGGCTGTAGTCCTCGTGAAAGCCCCATATCGCGTTGACCGACAGGGCATTTTGCCAGTTGGTGTTGTACGTCCAGGCGATCCCCGCCGTCGGCAAGAGTTCGATCATCCACTTCGGATACCCTTTGCCGCGCAGCACATACTGCGCGCTGGTGATCACGGAGCTGTCGCCATTGGTCAGTGTGACGACTTCGAGCAGGTCTTCGTCCAGTGTCAGGGTTTGTTGGCCCGTCCAGCCGTCGTGCGCGCTGGCCTCGCTGTAGCCTAGGTGTTCCCCCAGGGCATCGTACAGGCGCGTCGCCTGGTACGGCACAAAAGACCGGGCGCAGTATTGCGTGATCAGGTCACTGGCCGCCGTGATAAAGTCCTGAAGCAGCCGGTCATCCGTCGCATCCGACGTGGTGAGCGACAGTTGGGCCTTCACCGCGTCCAGCGTCGTCAGATCGGCATCAGCATACAGCACCATGGTTAGCGCCCTCTCTGCGCAAACGATTCGCGCACGCGCTGCGGCAGCGCCACGATGATCGGGCGCAGCTCGCTTGTGACCTGCTCGATCATCGTCCGGGCTTTCGGCCAGCCCGTGCGGGCGTGATAACCCTGCTGCCAGCGCCCCACGACAAACGGCGCGGCGGGGTTATCGTTGCGCACCACCAGCGAAAAACCGGACTGGGTGGCGCGCATGATGACTTCCCAGGCACGCATCAATGCCCCGGTGCGCCGGTACGGAATACCGTGCCCAAAGCCGTTGGTGGCGAAGTAGGCCCGGCGCTGTTTCTCCGAGGTCCAGGCAATCGGGTACACGACCGGACCGGGCGTGCGGCTGCCCAGACGGTTCTGGATCAGGCGCGTAGCGCGCGGGCGGATAGACCGATCGGCTTCGTCTTGCACCAGATCGGGATACCGCGCCGCCAGGTCGTGCAGCGCCGCCAGTTGATCATCGCTCTCCGAAAGCATGCTGACTCGAAACACGCTTACCTCACGTTCGGGTTTTCGACGACTTGCAACCACACCTGCACAGCGTTCGTCAGCGCGTCGCACTGCGCCACGCTAACGCGGATCGGCCCTTCGATGATATAAGGGACCACCCCCGCACCCGCTGCACCCACGGCATCATGCACGGCATGACGCGGGTAGTACGTGCCGTCGGTCTTGTTGTTGCTCACGACCAGCAGGCTGCGCGCCAGACCCGTCGTTTCGGCAATCGTGACATCGGAGGTATCCGGGGCGCTGGCGTGATAGTCAATCTTGATCGCTTCGAGCAGGCAGTTGCGCAGGTCGAACGGCAGGTCCGCCGTACCCGTAGCGACTCCCGCGTTTCCGGTCGTCGTGACGGTGATAGGTCCATAGACGGCCATGGTTACGACACCGCCGCCGCTGTCATCAGCAGGTGATAAAACGCGCCGTTGGCGACGGCGACTAGGTACACGTTCGTCCCTGCCCCGCCATCGTCCAACACGCCGATAAACCCGTCCCCCAACGTCGCTGGATCGCCGAACGCGGTGGTGAGTTCCGAGATGATGGGCGGATTGGCCGTGTCGGTTTCAGCCACCTTCGTCTTCACGCCGTTCGTGCCGTGATTGTGATCGGCGGCAGCAATCCCCGCTTCAGCAGCGGTCTGGTTAATCCAGTTGCCACCGGAGTCGTAAGCCAGCACTTCGTTGTCGGCTACATCGGTAATCACGGCATCGGACAGGCCATCAACCGTGTGGCTGTGGCTGGTGTCGGACAAACCCGCTTCGGCTGCCGTCTGGTTGATCCACTGGCTGGTCGCATTGTTGTACGCCAGCACTTCGTTGTCGGCGGGACCCGTAATGACCACATCGCCGATGTCGTTGATTTGCACCACTGGAGCGCTGGCTTGTTCGCGCCCGGCGCTGTCGTAAAATTTCCAGGCCATTAGGTGGTGACCTCCCCGTACACGGAGACGGTGATCGCCCCCGACGTACCCTGATCGATCAACAGTGTGTCGCCCGGCTCCATGTGGATACCGGGATCGTCGTCTTCGGCGTGACCGCCCGCCAGAATGGTCGTCGGCGGCAAGATGGCGTTAGCCGCCGCCGTGCCATTGTGGTACAGGGCTATGGTCGCATCACTGCCGGTCGTATTGACCAGCTTGATCCCGGTGATCGTGGTCGGGTGAGCCGCCGTAAAGATCACGGTGGTATTGGTGGACGCCAAAGCGCCTTGATAAAGCAGCTTCTTATTCATCCCGGCGCCCTCTAGTGGAAATCCCAATCGTCGAAGACGACGATCAGGTACACAGCCAGATCGGAACTCGTACCGTTCCAACTGCCGTCCGATGTGATCTCCACGCCGATCTGTTCGCCCGCTGCAAACGCGGGCGCATCGTCGCTGATCATCCAGGTCGGATAACCCTCGGCGGCGGTGGTGACCGTCTGTACGGTATCGGCGTCTTCCGTGCCATCAATCGTGACGCCGATGGTCAGCGATCCCGCGCTGGCCGCCGCGTCGAGCGTCCAAAGCATCCCGATCACGTGGCCGGACTTCGGCATGACGATCCCGGCATTGGCCCCGCCGCCTGCGATGATCAACTGCACGTTGGTTTGAGAAGCCGCCACATCCTCGTCCACGAACGGACCGAATACGGCGAGCGGGCTGGCGACTGCGATTTTTTCTTGCAGCATGTTTTTAATCTCCTGAATGGGGCGGAGTGAACCGCCCCATCTCATTCAGTAGGCAGAGTGACGGCCTTAGACCGTGATGTTGTACAGCACGCTGGCGACTTCGGCGTCGAAATTGATAAACGCCAGCCGCAGTGTCGCCACCATCTGGTAGGCGTCGTAAAACGGCAGGTACGTCATGGACGCAGCCACGCGGCGGCGGTAGCCTACCATCCAGCCGGGACGGTACACACACACCGCCTGGCCTTTGGTGTTGTTGCTCGGCGTGTCATACGACAGCTTGCCGTCCGCTTCCGTCAGGGCCATTTCCGCCGACGGCAGCACGGGCACACCGTAGATCAAGCCGACTTCGCCCGTCAGGATCGACGCGCTGCCGCCATACTTGTCCACCGTGACGATCTCGTTGGCTTCGAGCAGTTTGCCATACGAGCCGGAGTCCACGATGTACGCACAGTCGCGGGGGCGCAAAGCGTACTTGTTGGTCATCTTGAAACGGGTCTGACGGAACAGACTGGCCGTCGGGCCGCCGGACGCATTGACGCCATTGGTCGTCGTCGTGACCAGGCCAAGTTTCCGCAGGCCGTTGAACGCCAGGGTTTTTTCCGTTCCCGTCGGAGCCTGGTCGTCCATGTTGATGTTACCCGTCGCGCCCGTCTCGGTGTCGCCGTTCAGGAGCACGTTGTCAATCGCATCTGACATAACGCGCAAACCCTGTTCGCGGTAGAGCGCGAGGATCGGGATGACCGAGTCTTCGACCAGTTCGGCGGAGAAGCCCACGCGGATCGCCAGCTTCTTGGCGGTCAGCGTGACTTTGCCCGACCCGACCAGCGAGTCCGGCATGGGATTGCCCGCGCCTGACAGGAGCAGGTGCGCTTCGTCGGCGGTTTCGGGCACGTAGTACACCGTCGGATCGGTCCCTTCGATGGGCAGCTCAAACGGGTTCGACGGCATTTCCAGGCTGTTGAACAGGGGCAGGATCACGTTGTCCACGCGGGCCTTGCGCCACAATTCAGACGACCACAGATCGGGCACCCACTCATCGCCGTAGCTGGTGAGATCGGAGTGCGCCAGTTCATCGGACTTCCAGGCCGTGCCGTCGGGCTTGATCGGGCGGAAGCCTTCCCGCCAGGTCTTTTCGGCCAGCGCCCGGCGATATTCGGCGCTGATCGGGTGCTTCCGCCCGTCTTTGCCGATCCCTTCGATGATCATCTTGCCATAGGCCAGATCGACAGCGCTCAGGCCATCGTACTTGCTGCCGACGGAGATGATCGGGACGAGCTTCTGCGCGGTATCGCGCTGGAAGGTCGTATCATGAAACACTTCACGCTCTGGCTCGTCTTCATGACCGGGCAGACGTTTCGCGGGTTCGCTCTGCGGCGGTGCCTGCGATTTCAGCGCGGCGTTTTCCTGTTCGAGCTGATCCGTCCGCGCGGCTTTGGCGCGGAGATCGGCCTGTTCTTGCTCGGCCTGTTGCTCTTCGCGCGCCTTTTTGATCATGTCGGCGAACAACACAGCCGCCTGATCTTTGGTCAATGCATCTTGCATCGTCATGGGTTTGTCCTCTATAGGAGCTAGTGTGTTCTGGTTTACAGGTGACGTGTTGCGTCCGGCGTGCCCTGTGCCCGTTAGCCCTTTGACCGTCGCGCCCTCACTGGCGTCGTCCGGTGCCGGCATGGCGGGCGCGTTCAGCCCGGCGCTTTTGTACGCTTGAGAAACAACCGGAATGAGATCGCCTTCAATGCGATGCTTCCGGCTGGAAACTTCCGTGTGACGTGGCTCGGCGGGAGTCGGCGTCATGCTGCCCTCGACGATGGGCCAGCGCGTGATCTTGCCGTCGCGCTCGACCTGCACCATGTGGGGCAGGCTGCCACTCGACCAGCCGAGTTTGCCTTCTTGGGCCATGCGATAGACCGCCTGGTTCCAGCGATCCCGCATGTCGAGCTGGCCTTCGACCCACAGGCCCACATCATCGGTCCTGAACGTGTCCAGTTGGCCGATCATCTTGGTTGCCATCGTCTTATCCAGCCCGTGATGGTAGAGGACCGGTCGGCGCGGATACCAGTCGAGCGCCAGATCGGTGGCGGGTGTAAAGTATTCGCCTTGCAGGTCTTTGCGCGCGGCGTCACCCCATACCACGAGATAACCACCGATCCGCCCTTCGGTTTCCAGGGCTTTGACGGCGGTGTTAACTAACGTCTGTGTCTGTGTTGCCATGTTCGGCGCTCTCCACAACAAAATTCAGCCGCAGGTCGGTATCACCCACCAGCTCGAACCCGACCAACTTGAGCCGGGGATCAAGCATGGTTAACCCACGCTGCGCTTCGCCTTGATTGATCTCGCCCGCGTAGTACCCGGCTTCTTCACGCAGCGTCAGGGTATATGGACCGCCATCGACCTGTTCGCACGACTGGATTTGATGACGAAGCACCTGGTTAAACTTCGCCTTGATGTCATCTGGTAAACCGTCCGGCCAGGCGCTAAACATAGGCCCTTCCTCGTGTTCTTTGGCCGCCCGGAGCGGAATCGCGTTCAGATTCCCCTTCGCGCGCCCGGTCTTGCGGGTCATCTGGCATCCGCACAACCAGCCACCGCAGATCAAAACCGAGCTGTTAGGCCATAAATCGTATTGATTCCACTCGCGCAGGCGGTGAATTTGTTTGCTGGCCGCGATGCACGAGGCGCAATTTTTCTTCAGAGGGTTATAAGACCAGCTATAAAGCGCGTTCTCATTGGCGCTGATCAACCCCGCCTGATAAAGGGGTAGAACACTTTTGTTCCACCATAATTCCGGCTTTAAGGCCGCCTGCGCGTCGCCGACTCCGGTTTCGGTCCGAAACAGCACACGCCCCAGCTCGGTCACGTACTGGCTCTGGGTGGCGAGCAGCGCGTTTAATTCCTTCCGATCATCGGGATCGAGCGGCTCGTCCTCGCCGTAACTAACCCCGCCGTCGGTCAGGCCGTCGCGGTAGGCTTTTTCGCCGTACTTCCGCAGCAGCGTGCGCGTGCGATTGGCCCAGGCGCGGCGATCCAGCGATCCTGAACGAGCGGCGGCCAGTACATCCTCAAAGTCGGCTTCGAAGTCCAGGCGGGTCGCCTGGATCGCCTTAAAAGTGGCGGCGTCTGCCGTGACTTCGGGCAGGGCGGCCAGCACAGGCGCGGCCATACGGGAATACAGCAGCTTAAAATCGCCCCGCGTAAATGCCAGCAGATCAGCCGTGCAGCCGAAATCAGGCCCGGTCCCCAGCCCCAGAGCGGCGACCTGCGACGGCTCGGCGTATCCTAATGTGATGTGCGGTATCCACACATCGGGGTTGCTGTACTCCGAGACGGCGATCCCGCGCGCCGCGAAGCTGCCCCACACATCGGCCTGAAGCGCCCGCAGTTCATCGGACTCCTCGACCAGCGCCACAATCGGCACTGCGCCACCCGGTGAGTTAAACGTGGTCAGCCCGGTCACCCGGATCGGGAGCGCATTAAAAGCGCTCGCTTCCTGGCTGATCGTGCGGAAGTCAGGTTCATCCACCAGGGGGCAGTGAACGAGCGTCATGTGTAACTGTTCGCGTGGCGTCCAGCGCAGCGGTGCACCGCTCGGCGCGCCGCGTTGAAGCATCTGCTGGACCAGCAGTACATCCTCAACGCCGGAGAGGTATAAAACCACCGTGCCATCGGGCGGGCCAAAGCTGGATTTCGCCGCCACCGGAAGCTGGCCGTCCACCAGGGCGCTGGCCGTCTCGAAGACCGCCTTCACCGCATCGGGCGCGGCGCAGTCCAACAGGGCTACCTTAATCAGCCCGGCGACATACGCGGGAATATGCACAGGTACGAAGTCGCGCTCATGCTCGGTGCCTTTGCGCTTGCGGGTGAATTTTTCCCACTGGCGCAGTTCACGGTGCGCAGCATCAAAATCAACCGCTTTATTGGCCGACTCGCCAATGTCGTCTCCCACCTCGCCCCCGGACGACTCGCGCCGTTCGGCCTTCTCCTGATCGTCTTCGGGCCGCCGGGCCTCGGACTCTGGCTTCTTTTCTTCGGACGTTTGTCCCCCAACGGGCTGCGTAAAGGGCTGCAACGGAGGCGGCGGTTCGGGCATGGCCTCGCGCTCGAATTGGACTTTCTCACCCGACTGGACATGCACAAACAAAATATCATCGCCGCCGTCCAGGGGTTCTAATCCTTGTTCTTTGCGCCACTCGTTGAGCGTCAGCCCTTTGGCTTTTTCCTGCTGTTCGGACAGGTCGAGGGACCGCTCGCGGGGCCGCACGTCGTCAAACTGCCCGACCAGCCGACCCTTTCCCCTACGCGGTCCCCAAAAGGGCAGGTAGGAGCCGGTGATCTTCTCGGCCAGGTAGATCAGCAGCGGCCACGCCTGGCCTTCAAGAAACAGCCGCTCGTTGACCTTCTTTTCGTCGGCGAACTTCGCCAGGCGCAGATGATGCGTACCGAACACCTGAAAGACCTTATCGGCCTCCCACTGCGATCCTTCGAGAAAATCCACATCGGTCTGCGACAGACCAATCGGCTGAAACGTGATCTTGCCGCCTCGTACAAATGCCGTGCGGCGTTCCTTGCCACCATACGACGCCCGCCATTCGGACTTGGCCCGCTCAAAGTCGGCGTCCGAGATGGTATTTTCAATGGCGACGACGCCCGCCGGAACCGCAAAATCGCGGGCGAAGAAGTTACGATTCCACTTCTCCATTTCGTACCCCGTTTGTGCGGCCATGGCTGCGGTGGAGAGTTTACTCAGGCCATAAAACGGGTCATCGTAGACCGGGTTGGGCAGCTTCAAATGGATGACTTCGGCCTGTTCGAGCGGGATCGTGATGTCATCAATATCGGTGACATAACCCGCCACGTAGCGGGCTTTACTCCGCACGATGCGCGTCAGGCGCGGATTAAGCCGCCAGATTTCCTGCGGCGCGCCGCCGCCCCGCTTGGGTCCGGCCAGGAACCAGTAGGCATTTCCCGACAGGAGTAGATCGGAGACGGTCAACCGGAGCAGGTCGGTGCGGGTGAAAAAGTCATCCACGCCGGAGGGGGTTTCGAGCACGGCCAGCGCCGCGTGAGCCTTGAGTTCTTTCAGTTCCCCGGCGCTGTCTTCCTGGAATAGGTGAAACGCCGTCGCCGCGACCAGGTTGGCATAGGCATCTACCGCCGCGCGCACGGCCTCGCTGCGGGTATAATGCTCCGGTGTCGCGGTAACCGCAGCCGGTGGCGGTTCGCCCCAGGTTCCGCCCAGGCCGTCATGCCACAGGTCGCGGGCCGCGCGCTTTACGGCGTCAGACGGAAACGCGACAGCTTGCCCACGCAGCACGCGCCAGGCCTGCCCAAACCGTCCGGTACTCACTGAATGTTGCGCCATGCCCACCTACACGAAGTCAAAAAATGGACCAGAATGCTGCGCCCCATACCAGGCCAGCAAAATCGCGTCGCCGTAGTCAGGCGAAAAGCCTAACCGCTTTTTGATGTCTTCTTTGCTCTCGACCTGGATACCGCTCTTGGTAATCCGATAAGTAGCCGCGCAGAGGTCCGTTTTCACCCGGCGATCCAGAGGCAGTGCAATCGCATGGGGGCTGTTGGGTTTCAGCGCCTCGCGGAACTGCCAATGCAACTGGCTTCTCAGGTTGGCAAACGGAAACTTGCCTGTCTCGTCGACGGCATCGCTGGCTTCAGCCACGTTAACCGGGATCGCCGATAGGCCCTCGCGCCGTTTCAGACTGTCGTAAGCGGATGCCCCGATACCAATCACATCCACAAAAAACGGGGCGGGCGCATCGTCCACGATGGCGCTGATCGCGTTATCCGCAGCCACATCGCCATCGGGCACGGCCTTGCCTTCCCACACATCGATCTCGAACCACTCGTGATAAAGCCGGGCGAGCACAGTTTTGTCGTCCCCGCCGCGCGATACGTCTAGCCCGCAGCACCGCAGCGCCGCAGCGGGCCGCCGCCCTTGTTTCCAACGCTCCTGAGCGGCCTCCACCCAGGCGGTCGGTATAACCTGCCAGGGCTTGTCGGGCGTTTTCACGTTGAACTTGCCGTCTAGAAACTTTTGTTTCAGCTCATCCGGCAACCCTTGCAAGGTAGCTCGGTAGGCCGTATCTCTCAAAAACGGGTTGTCGCTCAGATAGGCCGGGATGAAGGTCCGCGACTTGGGCTGGATCATCTCGCCTTTGTGCAAGATAGGGTCCGGCCCGTTGACTTCGATGCTTTTGTCGTCCAGGACGGCGAACCAGCGCAGTTCGCCGGGTTGGGCCGGGTTAGGGTGTTTCTCGTCCAGCCAGGGCGCAAAATACTGGACAATCCATTCCCCTTCGGGTGTCGTCGGCGGATTGCCCATCATCAGCACCCGCGTGCGCTGACCGGGATCAGTCGAGCGCAGCCACCCCGTAATGTATCGAACCCGCGCTTCCATAAAGAAACTGACTTCATCGAAGACATACAGATCGCGTGCCCGCCCCTGGTATTTCTGAACGTCATCCGGCTGATCTATCGCGCCCAATTGAACGAATTTGTTCCCGAACTCCCAGCGCCGTCGCTGGTGATTAAATTTCACGCCGAGCGGGGCGGCAATCTGATCACCCCGATCAACGACATCCGTGAGTTCGGTATACTCGCGCCGGAAAAACATAGAGCGCTGGTGACACGAAAAGGCTAATCCTAAACCGGTATCCGTTTTGCCACCTCCCGCCGCTCCGCCGTAAAACAGTTCATCCGCCCGACTCAGAAACGCTAACCACTGCGGGCGACTCTGCGGAATCCACAACACCTGACCCCTCAGTGCCCGGTCGAGATACGATTGTTCGGAGGGCATCAGCGAGGGACTCAAGAGCGCGACCGTATCGTTCAGGATCAATGCCGGATTCATACTGGATCGGTCCCCCTCCGGGGCCAGACACTTCGTGCCGCATAATCGTCGGCGCTTCCGCCGCCGCGCGCTGTAAGTCACTGGCCGTCTTCGCTGCGCCCGTCACTTCGCCGAGCCGCAAGCCCATCGTGACTACTTCCCGATCCGGCTGGCCCTCGCCGCCTTTAATCAACCGCCTCTTGGTGGTCAGAAAATTCGGAACCTGCTCCAGCGCGGCGTTGGCCTGTTCGCGCAGTCTTTCACCGGTGACCCAATCATCCTCGCGCAGTTGGCGGCGGCGCTCTTCCCACAGCGCCTGGTCGCGCTGGTTGCGCTCTGTCGCCCAGGCCTCGAGACGCTTTTGCCACTCGTGGGTGACGGACCACTCTTTCAGTGTGTTGAGCCGCTTGGTGGGTGGCTTTTCTAGCCCCACTTTAGCCGCGCCCTGGTCCTGGTATTGCGCGATTAATTTTGCTAAACTGCGACCGGACCCCATCCGCACGTAATCCAGAAAAGCAGTGTGGGCCTTCAGTGTCTCATCATCGCGTTTTGCCAGAGCTTCCCAGGCCGCCGGATCGTAATCGGACTGATCGGCCACATTACACGCCCTCCGCCAGTATCGGCGTTAAGCCCATCCCGTGTAATCTTTCAAGAATTGCCGCGCAAAACTCAGGGGCCAACTCTAAACCAAAAACTAATCGGCCCAGCTTCTCCCCGGCGATGTATTGACTCCCTGATCCCGCGAACGGCTCATAACACACCTCGCCCTGGCGCGTGTGCTGGAGCATCGGAATCTCGAACAGTTCAACAGGCTTCGAGGTCGGATGATCCGCGCTCGTCCCGACCTTGACCGTCGGGAAGGCCCACACCGTCGAGACGTGCTCCGCATCAGGCACACGATAGGGGCGGTGGCCCTTGCGCCAGCCCATGAGACACGGTTCGTGCTGCCACATATAATGGCCGCGGGTCAGGATGGGCCGATCTTTCGCCCATATAATTTGCTGGTGCACAAACGCGCCGTAGCGCTCCCACACCCGCTCCAACATCGCCTGGTTGCGGCTCGCGTGCCAGCAGTACCAGGCCGCGTCCTCGACGAGAACGCTCTCCACCGCGCGGGCGATAAAGCCGTCATAGAGGTCTTCACCCTGCGCCGCGTCGTCCCAGTCGTGGTAGGAGTCTGACCAGTCTTTATTGCCGTCTTTTTTATTCCAGGCGTGTGGGTGATTTTCGCCTGTGTAATCCACCAAATAAGGGGGATCAGTCGAAAAAAGAACAGCGCGCTGGCCGTCCATCAGCCGCGCCACGTCGCCCGCGTTCGTGCTGTCGCCACATAACAGCCGGTGATGCTGGCCGGGCAGCGTTAACGACGGAATGAGCCATAGTTGACCGATCTGAGTGTTCCATTTTTCGCGCAGTTCGGTGGCGCGATCTGTCTGTGGGCCAGGATCGGCGACTTCGCCCGGTTCGTCGAGGGTCACGCCGTACTGGTGCGCAACCAGGTGCAGCAAGTCCAGTGCCGCTTCATCCCCGGCCAACATGGGCGCGTCCTGCGCCAGGTGCAGCAGCGCCAGCAGCGCGTCGGTATCGGCGCGCGCCATACTGGTAATCGCATCAAACGTCGCCAGCGCGACGGTTTCTTCTTCTTCGGTGAGATCGGTAACGAGTACCAGCACGGGCGTTTGGGGATCGGCGCTGAATAACTTTTTGCGCAGGTGGCCGTCGAAGATGCGGTTGGTGGGCGCGTTATACCGCACCACGTCAATCACCCCGATCTGCCGCATCATGGCGTCGAGACTCTTTTCCTGCGCAGGCGGGTGCTGGCGCCAATTTTTCGGATGATTCAGCAGCTCGCCAACGGGCATCACCCGCAGACCGATGATCCGGTTGCGGTAGGGGCCGATGGTTGCGGGCAAATTATCCGTCGTCATAGCAGCGCAAAAATCCAACTGGATAAACTCAGGGCGATTCCGGCCCGGCGATGCTCACGCGCGACCACGTAGATCGTCGGAACCAGCGAATACAGGGCCAGGTACGGCGTCAGCAGCACCGACGCCACGCAGCCCCACATGACTGAGCGGTCGCGCCAGGCCCGCCATACCGCCCACAGGCCCAGCGGCCAGGTGTGCCGCCACAGCGCCCAGTTATGCCCATAACCGATGATCGTGTCCTGATGTTCGACGATGTTGAGCGGCCAGCGCCATAACGCAAAGGCCACCAGCGCGGCCAGGGCCAGAGGGACCAGGTAAACCCAGCGCTGCGGATGAAGGTACGTCACCAGCACCAGCCCGGTCGCTTGCGGCTTGACCGTCAGCAGAAATGGCGCGAAAAACCCCGGTCCGCCCAAACCGAACAGGGCATACCAGTCGGTATTGGCAAGCCACATCAGCAGCACGAAGGGCAGCGACAGGCCGACCACCGGAAGCAGGTCGATGCGGCGCTCGCGGTAGGCCAGCACGCCGAGCGCCAGACAGGGCAAGGCCGGGGCAAGGACATCGGGCATCCAGAGCAGGGGGATGACGAGCACAAAAAGCCAGGGCG